CTTCCTCGGCTTGTGCAGGAAGGGGAACGGCTTCCGCCTGTACCTCTGTTATCAGCTTTGCTTCCTCTTTGGCAAGGATGCCCACACGCTTGATCTTGCCGTCCTTCATCATCTTGTCGAATTGAGCTACATACTTGGACTGTTCGGTATAGGCTGCCTTGTCGTACTCGGTCTGCTCGGCTGTATTCTCATTGTAACGGGCTACGGGCTTGCAGGTGGCGATATATCGTCCGTTCTGGTAGATATATACCTCGTTGATGGTTCCGTCGGCATCGGGCAGATAATAGGCATCTACCTTGTAGTTCCTCGGCTCCAGCTTTTCGATGATTTCCGGGCTGGGCAGTCCGTATTGGTTGTACATCACCGTGCAGTAGGTGTTCTGCCGGATGGTTGTTTCGGTGTGCTGTCCGATGAACCGGTAAAGAACGGCCTTGTCCCAAGGTGCAAGGTTCGGGTTCTGATGGGCGCAAAGCACATCCCAACGGCTCATGCCCGGATAGCGCTTTTGGTTGGGGTGAGGCTGTGCGTTGAAGGTCTCAATGGCGCGTATATCATCGGCTACCAATTCTTCATAACTATAGGTCTTCACCTTGTAGGTGTTGTTCTTTTCGTCATACACCTTTTCTTCCTTCGGGCGGTTGGCCTCCAGCTTGGCATACCATCGGCCGATACCTACCTGCGTGCGTTTCTCCACACCGTATTTCTTTTCGCGGTTCTTGTGCTCGGCACGTTTTTCACGCGAGTTCCCGGGGTTACACCAGCGGATCAGGGGGAAGACGGTACCGGCTTGCATCAATCCGTCGGCAAAGTCGCTTACCAGGTGGTGTTCCACTTCTAACTCGGCGGGGATATACATGCCGTTCCGGTCCAGGGTCTGGAACATGTTTCGCATGCAGTCTAAAAATAACTCGGTAGTCTTGTACCGGTTGTAGGCATATCCCACCACAGCACCGCTCACCACATCGTAGGCATAATAGGCTTTCACTCGGTTGCCATCCTTCATTGGGCGCGGCAGGTCGCGGTCGTCAAGAGAAACCTTACTCAAGGAATATTCACCGATGCTGCGCAGATGATAAGGACGGTAGGCATTGTTGAAATCCCATTGGCTCATGTGCAGCTTACCGCGAAGGGCCTTGTTCTTGGGGTTGTTCAGGTAGTTGGCTACTGTGGCCGGGCTCAATACCAGCGGATTTCCATCCTTGTCGGTAAAGTCTGCCGGATTCAACACCTCGCCGGTTTCGGGGTCATATAGCTCCAGTTCTCCTTGCACAAATAGATTGTACTGTTCCCACACGGTGGTATTGAAGGGCTGCTCCGGTTGGGCATCGATGCTCAGCAGCAGGCGTTCAATGTCATAGGTCACTTTCCGGCGGTTCTGGTTCATGAACTTGCGGCTGATAAGGCTTTCATAGCCGTTGGCCTTGAAGTCATTCACACGCTTCTTGAAGCGGTTGGAACTGACAGGCAAGGTATGTCCGAACTCTGCTTGGTAGTAACTGATGGCTCCTGCCAGTTCGCCCCAGTTCACCGGCCCGGCCTTCATGGCCTTTCGCATAAACGTGGCATCCTCCATGGCACGCATCACTGCCTCAATTACCGAAGCGTTTACCGTATATTCTTGGATGTGTTCCGGTGGCAGTGCATCTCCGTTGTCAAAACGGAACCGGGTGTAAAATTCCCGGGCTTTCGCATCGATGTGGTAATGGCTGCCGAGCCAGTTTCTTATTACGTCTTCTTTCATATCTCCGTATTTTAGTTTTATCCTTTCCTGAAACCGTAGGGGCATGGTGGCTATTTCTACCAAAACGTAACCTCCCAGACCTCTTCCGGATCGAACTACATTGATTTTCTCCTTTGCCGCTAACTTCTTGTAATTGGGTATCGACATGATGGGAGCAAGTTCTTCTTCGGAAAGAGTGGAAGGATGAACTCCTTTCAGCGTGCGGCTTCTGCTATAGTCTGCCTTTCCGTTCACCATCACCGGTCGGTCATCGTAAGTCAGGTCATTGTAGGATATGCACAATATCTTTCCATAATACTCCATTTCATTTCTATTTATAAGGCAGATGCCATCTGTTGGGTCTCGTGCTGCAGCTGCATGAAATCCGATACAAATTCACATTGGTAGGTTTCAGTCCGTTTTCCGTCCACGTACACATCCACATCATTGGTCTTTCTGTGGACCACGAGTTTTACACGGGGACCGAAAGTGCAGGTCATGGTCTTCTCGCACTCCTCGAAGGTGGTTTCGCAGTTCGGGATGAAGTTCCCGTCAGTCAGTTTGCCGCCTCGCTTCAGGGCAAGAGTGCGTATCCGGCGCGCCTGATCGCTGTCACGGACAAAATTCAGTGCTTGCCACACAGCCTGACGGCTGCATCCGAATGTCTTCATCAAGAAGGTCTTGGTCTCGTTATCTGTCAAAATCTGCTTTCTCATATCGTCATACTTTTTAATCGTTATCGTTCGTTCAAAGGTTTTCAACGGCTT